ATTAAGCACCCGGCACCCCAAAGTTGCGTGTCTATTTGTTGGAGTGCCGACCCCAACACAGACAATGTAGAATTTAAGATATCTGATTGACACAGAGAGTTAGTGTGTAGTTCCTACCCCAACACAGACAATGTAGAATTTAAGATATCTGATTGACACAGAGAGTTAGATGTAGTGGAGTTAGTAAGGCAATTTTATGTATTCGCTCCATTTGTTCTAAAGGGTTTGGTCTTTTAGGTTGCAAAAGTGTAAATGGGTTCCTATATTGGAATAAGGTATGAGCAACAATCAATTAGTCGTAGACAAAAAGTTAGAGAGAATCGCGGTAGACGTACTTGATATGATCGCTGGTGGCGCAGATGAGCAGACTGTATGTGATCATTTTAAAGTTAAACGTGGAACATTCGTTCAGTGGATTATCCAATATCCCCAATTTGAAAGTGCAGTAAAAGAAGCTAGAAAGCAGAGAGCTGATTCATTCAGGTCGATCATCCAGGATAGAATGTATGCTGATGAATTGGATGAAGATGATACGCCTACCGGTAAGAAGGTAATGCGTACTCTATATAAGGACGAAGTTCCTGGTGAGAAGTTAATCTTTGAGAAGTTGAAGTGGTTAGCTGAGATGGACAACCCTGAGAAGTACGGTACTAAAGTTAAACACGAAGGTGGTAATGTGATGCCAGTACAGATTGTGGTAGACACTGGTATCAAACAAGGACCCACTACACCAGATGTTGTGGTTACTGAGAAAGTTGACGTTAAGTCTCCCATAGACTTATTATAAATAATTACACATTAAATAAGGAGCAAGTATGACAGATGTAACTGGGAAATCAGGAGTAGGTAAACGTGTACTAGATGATCATGGTAATTGGAGACCAGTAACTTCATTATCAAAAGAAATCCAAGATGAAATTAAAGTAGGTCAAAAAGCTGCTGCTGAACAATTCAGAGAGAAAGCATTAAGACATAATAAAGAATACCAAGACCACAAGGCTAAAGAATCTGAAGCTGGACTTAAGTCTGAGAATGATGATCTTAAAGCTATTATTAAAGAACAAGGTGAAATGTTAGCGAAAATTAACGCTAAGATGGAACTAGGTGCTACCGTTGCAAAAGAAGAAGTAGTTGTTGAAGGACCAAAAGTAGTTGTTGATATCCAACCAAAACCTTTAACTCCTAAGAAGAAACTTCAATTGGAAGCGGAAGATCTAGGTGTAGACTTTGAAGAAATCACTACTATAGCGGAGCTCAAAGAACTTATCGAAGAAGCTAAAACAGAAGATGCTTTAAAAGACCTATAGTAAATGTCTTGGTTAGGGAAGTATTCAGCGGATAAGGAATTGATGGACAATGGTCCAGAGATTTCTAGCATGGAACTTCCCTACAACCGGGAATTAAAGAAAGAGATTAAGAAGGTATCCACTGGGTACATTCCAAGGCCATTACAAGCGGTCATCCATTCGCGATTAAAACGATTCAATGTTCTCGTTTGTCATCGTAGGTTTGGTAAAACTCTCCTAGTTATCAATGAGACGATTAACAAGGGGATAGCTAATCAAAAACATAATCCTCAATATGCCTACATAGCCCCAACCTACAAACAGGCGAAGATGATCGCCTGGGAATATATTGTAGATTCCACTTCAGAAATACCAGGAGTGAAAGTAAATAAGTCTGAATTGTCGGTCGAGATACTACGGGAAGGGATTAAGAACTCTTCAGGCGGTTGGGCCAAGAAACCAGACAAGATAAAGTTCATGCTTCTCGGGGCAGAGAACCCAGATTCAATTCGTGGTATTTACCTAGATGGTGCTGTCCTTGATGAGTACGCTCAATGTGATCCTGTTATTTGGGGTGAGATTGTTAGACCGGCTTTAGCAGATCGTAAGGGTTGGGCCATATTCATCGGTACACCAAAAGGACAGAATCATTTTTATAGACGGCTTGAGAAAGCTGACTCTTTACCAGAAACTTGGTTCACCGCTATTTATAAAGCATCAGAAACCGGAGTACTTCCTCAAGACGAATTAGAAGATATGATGTCTGATATGGAACCGGAAGAAATAGAGCAAGAACTTGAATGCTCCTTCCATGCTGCCGTTAGGGGATCGTACTACGGTGAAGCCCTACGTGAAATGGAAGATGGGGACGGTGATCAAATCGGTTATGTTCCATGGAATCCAAGATATCCTGTCGATACACATTGGGATATTGGTATTGGGGATTCGTGTGGGATTGTATTCCGTCAAAAAGTCCACGGTATTTGGCACTACATAGATTATATAGAATCGAATGGTAAAGGTGTCGATTGGTTCATTAAAGAACTTGAACGGAAACCGTACTCTTATGGTCGACATGTTTGGCCCCATGATGGGAAGAATAGGGATTTTATCACTGGTCAAACTAGACTTGAAGTAGTTAGGGAATTAAAACCTGGCTGGGAGTGGGAAGTTCAAACCAAACAATCGGTCGATGATGGTATCCAAGCAGTACGTACTCGGTTGAAAACATCTAGGTTTGATGCTCAAAAATGTGCTAGGCTTCTTGACTGTCTTAAGAACTATCAACGAGAATGGGATTCAAAATTAATGTTATTCCGGAATAAGCCAAAACATGATTGGGCTTCTCACGGGGCAGATGCTTTTAGGTACGATGCCTTAGATGACAAAGATACTAAGGAATTGAAGATGCGTAGGGATAACTTGCCACGCACAGCCAATAGCGATTATAATGAATTAGAGTATTGACTTTAGAAAAGGATTGTATATGGGTTTGGGTAGTTTTTTTGGTGGTAAGGATATTGATTTACTAGGAAGTAACAAGGGGAAAAACGACTTTTTCGCCAAACCTTTTGGGGTTGGTTCAGGAAGTGCGAGTGAGTTTTTCAGTCCTACGAACAGAGATGTAGGTGCCGCTAGACATACATTCACTGGTTTTGATCCAAAGGAATTGGCAAACTTCCAAAAAGCTGCGGGTGGGATAGCTTCATCAAAGAAAAGAGTTGATGTTGATAGCCTGGCACCTAAAGAAAAATCACTAAGCGTAACCACACAAGAATTTAATAGACAATTAAGGGAGGGCAAAACTCTCTCAGTAACAGAAGATCAAATGAAGGGATTCGTATCTGCTTTTACTCTTAGACAAGATGAAGTTTTTGGTAAACGAGCAAAACCAGGATTATCCCAAACAAGGCTAGTGTAATGAAGATAAAACAAGATAAGTCAATAACCGAGCAACATATCAAAAGATATAAGGCCGCTAAGAGTAAAAGGACAAACTGGGATGAACACTGGAGAGACGTTGCTAGATATGTTATCCCAAATAAAGAAAACGTCTTCGATTATAAGTCCAGAGCAAAAGGCGATAAGAAAGGTCTTCGACTCTATGACTCTTCAGCAGCTCATTTCAACGAATTGCTCGCGTCCGCTCTACACTCAATGCTCACAAATCCGTCAGTACAATGGTTTGAGCTTACGACGGGAAATAGAGAAATCGATAAGAACCCAAAAGTTAGAGACTACTTACAGAAGACTGTTCGGCGTATCCATCAAATACTCAACAATACGAATTTCCAAACTGAAATCCACGAGCTCTATCTAGACCTTGGGTCTTTCGGAACAGGGGCCATGTTAATAAGTGAAGATGATGAAAACATAATCACGTTCAGCTCAAGACCAATATACCAATTTTATATTGAAGAGAACTTCAAACACGAAGTGGATACATTTTTTATAGAAATGCCCATGAGTGCAAGACAGTTAATTCAAAAGTATGGCGAGGAAAATTTATCGGACAAGTTTTGCAAAATTTGCAAGGAAAAACCGGACGATACGCATAACGTCATAATGATGGTCACTCCAAACACTGACCGTGACATAAAACGAAAAGACTCTAAAGGTAAAATATATAGCTCCCTCCACATATACGAGAAGGAAGGACTTATATTAAAAGAAGGTGGCTTTGATGAGTTCCCTGCAGTATTCCCTAGATGGATGAAAGACTCCATGGAAGTATACGGTCGATCTCCTGGTATGAAAGCACTTCCAGAGATTAAGATGATCAACGCTATGATGAGAACGATTATTCGTGCAGCTCAAAAAATGGTTGATCCCCCTCTTATGATTCCTGATGATAGCTTCATGAATTTCAATACAAAGCCAGGTGGATTAAACCCATATAGATCGGGAACACAAGATAAGGTGTACCCAATAGAGATTAGAGGACAAATCGGAATAGGGATGGAAATCCTTCGTGATACTAGAGAAAGGATTAAAGAGTCTTATTTCATAGATCAACTTCAACTTCGTGAAGGTCCACAAATGACCGCCACTGAAGTAAATGCTAGGACCGATGAACATTTACGTTTATTAGGACCGATCTTAGGAAGACTCCATTTTGAACTACTCCAACCATTAATAGTGAGAATTTTGGGTATATTAAAACGTAAAGGTGAATTACCTGACAATCCTCCTCAAGAATTACAAGGTCAAGGGATTGAAGTCTTTTATTCTTCTCAAATTGCAAAAGCTCAGAAAATGTCTGAAGGAAATAACTGGAATAGATTCTTATCTTCGGTCGCTCCACTTGCGGAATTTGATCCTAGTGTAATGGATAATTTAGATTTAGATGGGGTAGTAGCCTACTTAGCGGATATTTATGGCTCCCCTCAAGATACTATGAAGGAACCTAAAGAAGTTAAAAAAATAAGACAAGCTAGGGAACAACAACAACAAGAAATGCAGCAAGCCCAAATGGATCAAGCTCAAGCTGACACTATGGATACAACGGCGAGCGCAGTAAGTAAGGTGTAGGATGGACGAACAGCAAAAGGAAATGGCCCAGGCAAAAGTAAGCCTGGTGCAAGATTATTTACACCTATTCGATAGTGATGAGGGGAAGAGAGTTCTCCTCGATCTTATGGAAAAGGGCCACATTTTAAAACCAACTTCCTCAGTAAACGGTGATAGGCACTCAATACTAAATGAAGGCAAGCGGGAACTTGTCCTCTATATAATGGATATGGTCACTTATAATGTGGAAGACATTATGGATTTAATAGGAACACAGACACAAAAAACAAAAAAAGGAGGAAGTAGTGAGGAAAATGAAAAACTTTTCAATTATTTCGATGATTAAGAATGAAAGAGGAAGCTTCATGGGCAGCGGCAGCGAAGGTGGCGGTGATTCTGGTGATGGCGGCGGTGATTCAGGTGGAGATCTTGGTACTGGTGGCGGTGAACCAGGCGGGATCGAATATTCATACCCTGAAGGATTTGATGAAACACTTAAAGGAAATGCTACCCTTTTAAAGTTTGCAGACGATAAAGGCCAATTTAACGTACCTAAAATAATGAAATCTTTGGTTCATGCTACTGGTATGATTGGTAAAGATAAGGTAACACTTCCAGACGAAACTTGGACAGAAGACCAGTACAGCGATCTTTACAATAAGTTAGGTCGTCCGGCAGATATAAAAGAATATGGCGTTGAAAACAATGTGCCCGATAACATTGAGGCTAATAAAGAGTTTTTTGATAGTTTTAAAGATGCTGCTTATACTGCTGGTCTAGCACCAAAACAGGCGCAGGCAATGTCCAACTTCATGAATGATTTTCTTGGACAATCCGTGGCAAAAAATAATGAAATGTCTCAAATCGCATATAATGCAGACTTAACTTCTCTTAAGAACGAGTGGGGCGATGCCTACGAAAGAAAGACTCAGCGGGCTTTTTCAGCTTTAGAGCAATTTGCATCTAAAGAAGAAATCGCAGGAATGAAGTCAAAAGGACTTTTGGACAGCTCTTTAGTAACTAAGCTGTTCGATAAAGTGGCCGAAGGAATGTCCGAGGATTCTCTTCAAGTAAAAGGCGGGAATACTTTTGGACTTACTTCAACCGAAGCTGCTTCAGAAATAGAAAAATACTACGTGAAAGGACACCCTTTCATGACTCAAGGACACCCAGAAAGAAAATTTTACCAAGAAAAGATGATGAAACTACAAAGAATCAAATTAGCTGGTAGAAGATAGTACGTACAAGTAGGCGCTCCCACGTCTACTTTTTTTCTTGACACTGGCGGGCATGACCCTTTAAACTGGAATTACATCCTCTACAGGAAACTCCTTACGGACCCAATAATGGTAGAGATTAGGTAGAACCCTTTTGGACACTTCTCCGAGATAAATGTTTTATTTAATTTTTTATTATTAACCAGGGCAAGGAGA